AGATTGGCTCATTGGCAGCGATCATTTGATCGCGTTTCAATTTCTGCGTTGGCGAATGTAGAAAGGCTGGTTGATTCCTCAACAACTCTCAGGACAGCCTTGAATATGGAATTAGGCAGGAACTATGGGTTGTTGGCCCTAACGTACCTCGAAAATAAGAGAACCACCTCAACAACCAATCAGACCATTAGGTATTTGTGGATGAAATCCCTTGGCGATAAGCAACTTTCGGGCATTATGGGTAAATTCCCATCAAGAGTGAATTCATTCATACAGTCTTTCATGATACAGAGATCGGTGGAAACTTGTGTCGAATTATGTAGAACATCTTTGGCAGACCTCGTAAAGACAAAAGCACTGTCGAGAGATGCAGAAACTGGTCTGTATGACGAAACCACCACTGGTGTCCCGGGATTGTTTCCGAGATTGTTCACATTTGGCAATTCCGTGCCGGTCTCATACAACCTGAACGAAATTTATTGGTGCATGGCATATAACAAAGATAGACAGAATTCCACACAGGATGCCATGGGGATTATCACCAAAATTCTCAAGGAAGAACAGAAATACACCAAGGAGATTGGGAATAGATCCGGCTTAGATAAGGTCCGATATCTGCTTGGTTCGACCACTGTCACTGAAGACATACGACATATACATAGTGAGAAACCTGAAAGCCACTACTTTAGTCATAAAGCGGTGTCATGTGGAATTCGAGCTCAGGATAAACATGTAGATAATTATGGCTCCAATGGTTCCTGGTTGACAGATCTAAAGCTGAATGCCATATTATCTAAGAATCTATCACAGTTCGCGACCTATAAGGCATCAGTTGAATCTATCCAAAATAAAATTAATCCAAATGACCTAAACGAGTTGAAAAAAATTGGTAATAGAACAAAGGCCATTGAACTGGTTGCCAAACTAGTCAAAGATGAGAAGTTCCAGACTGCGATGGATGTGGCAATGAGTTTTTCTGGTGAAGCTTGTGAGTTATTTGAAATATTCATCCAGATCTTCAAGAAAAATCAAATAGGAGGGATACGCGAGATTATCATCTTGTTCATCAAAGCCAGAGTGATGTTCAATATAGTTGAAGAAGTATGTAGATTGCTCTCCAAATCAGATAAACGTGAGATACTAACAAAGGGTAGGGATAAAAGATTGATGATGCGAGGTGATTACGAAGAAATAATGTCTAGCTTCCCAAAAGGGACTCCATTAAGAATCATTAAAGAATCTTATGACATGGCAGGCTGGTGTCAGAAATTCATACCTACAATCTTCATTCCCATATATGAGCACCACTTCAAAGATTCACACGGAATGTTGAACTTTTCAAGAATGATGTTCTTAAAACACTCCAATAAAAAGATGGAAATACCAAAGGCAATGGTAGGACAGTGGATGAAGCACACCGACATTAATCATAATGAAGACTATCTTCAGGAAGTTAAGGATAAGTTTCTGAGAAGTGGTGATACAACCTTCGTTAATCACTCAAACATGTGTCAGGGGATTCCACATTACAACTCCACAGTCATGGCACTATCATGTCTGAGCCTTCGAGATGCTCTGTTTGCTTCGTGTCTCAAGCAGATGAACATGAAGAAATCAATTGAATGGAGGACACGTGCTGGATCTGATGATAAAGGTACAATAATCGGCTTGGATATGTCTGACCCAAACTCATACTATCAATATTTGTTGTTAGGGCAATGTGAACGAGCCTCGGAGAGACTACATGCAATGGAATTGTCAGTAAAATCAGCAAGTGGAAGCTTAATGTACGAACTCAATTCAGCTTTCATGGCTAACTTAGAAACAATGTCCCCAACAATTAAATTTTCTCTTGCGTCAGTTGACACTATTGGGACCACTTCATGCACAAAGTTTGTTAACGAATCGTACTCAAGAATTCGACAGCTCAGAGAGAACGGTGCAACATCACTCTTGTGTTCATATGCTCACAGCAGAAACAGTGTGCACTTCTATGACATATTTGCAACAGCAAATGGTCAAGAGAATGATTTATCCAAAATCTTCAAGACCAAGTTGATTGACATTCCCTACGATTTTGG